TAATCCAATGGGATTAAAGGGTATTCTATGTATTCCGGATCAATCATTTCTTTTCGATGCCAACAACACGTAATTGGTATGGGAGAAAGGTTAGGATCCTGCCAGTCTCCAACTCCTGACAGATCCCTACGGTATAAGTGAAAGGGCTTTGCTTGGTTACCTCATCAGCATAGCCTACCTGTAGCCCCCAGTGAAGCAGATAGTACATATCACCAGTGGGTTTTTCTATCAGCCTCCCCTCCTCATACAGGAGTGTGCCATCTTCGGCAAAGGCAGCTTCCATTACTTCTACAACAGTCATTACTCGACTCATGGGAATACTCTTTCTCGCTGGACTGAGGCTTTGATTGACTTTTCACAATTTATCCTATGGTCATAACCCGCAGCAAAGGCCTGGGATATGTACATTTTAATAACATCCTTTGAATCCCGTGGAGCAATGTCATAAATCAGGATCTCGCTGATGATCCTTTGAACAACCTCTTGCTGTGTCATATTTCAAGATTAAAAACTGATCTTATAAAACTGCCAAGGTAGTGGTAGGAACCACGCTTCTGAGTAGTTAGGTTGTGGTATTTCTTGGCCTTCGGGAAGAAGTCAACTACAGTATTTCCGTCTGATACCCTGATCTGCCAGTCCTGTATAGTGAAGTAATTTAAGCTATACTGTTGGCAGAACAAATAGATATATTTCCGATGGCGTTTAAGTCTGTTATTCCGGATATCTTTTCCTCGATCCCGGAACTCTTTCCAGTCGGCTGTTTCCATAGTCCATTCGCTCTCATGTTTTGGTTAGGCTGTCAGATTAAGTTTTCTGAACTCTTCTTCGATAAAATCATCCTCCGGACTCTCTTTGGTTCGGTTATTAAAGGTTCTGTTCTGGGATCCTTTCCTCTCGGACCAGCTAACCATACCAAGCCGACCAAAATCAACGGCTACCGCTCCGTTCTGGGAAAGGAATCTTATGAACATATTCTTAATGCCGGTTCGCTCTTGCTCGATCCGGCTACGCATTTTCTTCAAATAATTGTCTCGTTTAGCTTGGCTGTACAGATCCATGGTGCCATCAATGGTCTCTCTCTCCTTCTCAAAATTCTCCTCCATGAAATCCTTATATGCCTCACTGGTGTCTGGAGTAGGCTCCAGGCCCTGAATGATTGTATCCTCCTTCTCGTAATCAGCAATGATGCCCTTTACCTCTGATATATCCCTGCGCTCCCTGGCCTCCCGTGCTGGCACCACCCTGTTATGCCAAAAATCATTGGTTATATCCAGGATCCTCTCTACCAGTTTATCATCCCTCATTACCTTTTCCACCACAAAATCCCCGCTATCCACCAAGATGGGGATCTCCGCATAATCGGTCTCCAGGATTGCCATATACTGGTGGATTTGTGCAAGGTAGCTGATCGGGATCCCATCGTCCCACATCCTGTTCACCCAATAAGACATGGCCTTACATTCCAGGATGGCCTCGGTCTCCAGTGGCTCTCCTGTAATGAGATTGAACCCACCCTGTATATTAATCAGGCGGTCCACAGATGCAAACAACCAAGGATATTTAGGATTGACTATGTAAGCATTCACCGGCCTACACTTGCGGATAATCGTATTATTGATGGCGTTTTTAACGTAACCGTCCTTAGTGCCATCATAGAAAGACCATATATCGGCTATCTGATCCTCAAGCTGTAAACCCCAGAACATACGCTCTGAGGTTTCCCTACGGGACTCAATGGTCCCTATTTTTTCGTGGAATAACCGAACATTGGTGTCATATCGGTTGATGCCCAGCACCGTACCAACTTCACTTCCCCCTATTCCGTTCTTACGAAACTCAAACCACTCATCAGTATGATGAGGGATCCTGTATATCTTTAGGTCCTTATTCACCGTAACACTGATTTTCTGCTCTTCTACCCAACCGTATGAGGCTGTTATAGAACAAACAAGTTACGGAAATTTCACCATACAAAGCAAATTTGAATGTTAATTTAACGCTGGCTTTATTATATCATAAATTTCCTTAAAAATATCTTCCAGCATTTCGGCCTGGATGCCCATTATTTCCTTGGGCTGTGTACCGTCTACACTTATATCTTCCTTCCACTTATGATGTAATTCAAATAACTTATCCACCAGCTCTTCGTGCTGTGATATCAGGTTAAGCATAGAGCTGTGTAGCCTGGAGAAATTGATCATCTGGCCCTCCAGCCTGTCAACCATCCTTTTTTCGTGATCACAATTGCCACCTTTCTTTCTTATTAATGCAAGGTTGTCTCTGTGGGTTTCATATTTCTTCACCAAAGTATCCACATACATGCATTTGAAACGCTGCAGCTCCAGGGCTGCGGTCCAGTTATTTACTAATTGTGCCATAATTAGTAGATATATGCTATATCCCCTTCGGAGATAAAGTGAAGCACCTGCCCCTCGATCTCGACAATATGGGCTCTTTTGGGAGTGTAATGGACCCGATCCCCGATCTTGACTTCATCGCAACCGGGGCCGGTGTCCAAAACCATGCCAATTGGGGATTTTTGTGCAGATGGAGTCAGGTGTATGCCTCCGGATGTTTTTATCTTCTTCTCTGGGTTTACCAGAACATTGCTGCCTTGTAGTTTCATTGGATCAGAATAATAGAACGTCATCATCTTCCCCGTCATCTTCCTTGTCGGGCTCGATGCGGGTATTAATATCTGCGATCTCTTCCTTGCTGGGCTTCCCATTTTGCAGAAAGAAATTACCTGTAGAGGACATGTTCATCCGCACTCTGGTTTCTTTCCCCAGCTCCTCAAAGCGGATCTTCTCGGTGCGAACGATAGTAGGTGCATTATAGTCTACAATTATTTTCTCATCATCATCCAGCTCTCTCCCCAGCTCCAGCTCCAGCTCGGTGATCTTATCCTTGCTCATTCGTTGGTTTTTATACCGGTGGACCACTATGCCTATATCAGCTTTTTCCTTCCAGGCGCTGCTCCCTTTGATATCGTAAAGGTTGGGCATTCTGTAGTTTATATCCTTGGATTCTATCTTGGTGGGGTGGACAACTATTATCCCGTGCAGGTCCCAGAAATCATTGAACTGTATAAGTTCATCAAGCTGCTTGCTGATAAAGGCTGTCTCTGACTGCCACTTTGGTTGTTCGATCTCAATCTTGTTCCATGCATCAATCACATACCCCATAATATTCTCCGTCTTTTTCAGGTATATCAGATATTGCTGCAGGGACTTGATAGTGTTCACATTCTCGGAAGTTACCTGCCCCCCGAAACTCTCATAATTCTTTGGATCTGGTGCTATGATAAAGAAATGCTTATCTATCCAGCGCATGGCCTTGTAATATGTTTCATCATCCATGGCGTTTTCATGGGCTTTCTCGATGTGCTGCTTTGTGGTGGCCTCTGCCAGCTTTGCATACTCTCTGCCCACAGGCCTGTTCTCTGGAGTGAACAAGGCCCATTTGAGATCCAGCTTCTCATTAAACCGTACCATCTCTGCCAGCCACCAACGTACCCAGACCGATTTACCAGCTCCTGGGACACCAGTAACAAACGTGATGTGCTTGGGTTTGATTGTAAACAGCTCATCTACCTCCTTCACACCACACCCCAAACCTTTTGTAAATCCACCATCTCTATAGATCTGTAAAGTGTGAGCTTCATGTCTGGGCCTTATGATACCACCAATAGGTATGCTCTTCGTATTATTTAGACAGGCATCCACGCCCTCCTTACCAAGAGCTGGCAGTTTTTGATCCGGAACACCCTTTAATACCTCGTTGATATCCTTGTACCCCCTCGGATAGTCGATGAAACGGCACTTTTCCTTCCCCAGGATCATGGACAGGTGATATCGCAGATTGATTCCCGCAGGATCATTATCTACACTCAGGACAAATTTATCCACCTCGTCCAGTATGCTTTTTACGTAAGGATCCGTCAAATACTCAAACTCTTTGGTGAAATTCTTACTGTTCAATGCCGGTGCCCCCTGTGGGACTGACATCACATTCTGATATTCACACTCGATCCATGTCATAGCATCCCACTCTCCCTCGGTAATGATCACAGTACAATTCTCGATGTGATTGCCATTCTCATCCCTGGTGCGTATCTGGCTGATCATAAACGGGAGTATCTTGGTGCCTATTCGCTTGGGGAGCTGCCACCATTTAGGCCCACTGGTCTCTCCCTGCACCCAATTCGTATTAACGAACTTGACATTGACCAGAGTAACACCCAAGAAATATGGGAAACAAAGGATCAGTTGATCTTTGAACGATTGCTCATACAGCTTCGCTTTCTTGGCTGTTTGAATGCTTAATCCACGCTTCTGCAGGTATTCTCTCGCCTCCATGGAAAATTCCCGTTGCTGTGTGGGCATGTTGGCTTCCGCATGGACCTCCTTATACTTGTCCATGGCCTCCAGGTTGCCGGACCATCCACATGGAGGATGGTTACAATGAAACCACTGGTTCCCGGGCTCATCATTTACCGTCAAGCACTTTGCTCCTTTGTGCTTGGTGCGGGTATGATCGCATTTAGGGCAAGTGGTATAGTATCTACCTATCTTGCCCCTGGTGTCGATGCCCAGATCCTCGAATCTCACGATCTCTGCCTTCCGTTTCGCAATAGATGATCCAACTTTTCGTTGCGTTTTACAAATTTCGGTCCCCGACCATACAAGTTAATAAAAGGATAGCATTCA